CGAATTAGACAGGGTAATATTAAATTCTTTAAATCGAAAGGGTTTATGTTTATCGAGTTACCCTCTGGGCGTAGGCTTGCTTACGCGAGACCTAGAATAGGGCTCAATCGGTTTGGTAGTGAATCGATTGAGTATGACGGCATGGATCAGGTTAAGAATACATGGGGCAGAGTTGAAACCTACGGCGGAAAGCTCGTCGAAAACATTGTACAAGCCGTTGCAAGGGATTGCTTGGCCGCATCAATGTTAAGACTGGCAAAAGCAGGGTACAAGATTGTAGCCCATATCCATGATGAAGTGGTTATCGAAGCACCTATAGGTAAAGGCAGTTTAGATGAAGTTATAGATATTATGTGTAAACCTGAGCCCTGGAATGAGGGCCTCATATTAAACGCAGCTGGGTTTGAAAACCCGTATTATATGAAAGACTAGGAGGAAGTCATTATGATTAATAAAGAACAAATTAAACAACAACGCGAAGCCATTGATAGCTTATACGAATTAGTAAAAAACGCACCTGCTAGCGAACGCAAAGACTCCG